CATGTTTACGCGCGTGTCAGGATAAGAATTTGACATTTGGGATGCAAAATACTTGCATACTGACAACATTACACACAATTCTTGCGGGTGTCTATTGCGAGCGAAAAAAAATTTGGGATATTTCCTACATGGGAACGCGCCGCTGCAGATTGCCGACACCAACCGCTATTTTAAAACTTAGAGGTTCGCGCTTAGCAGCAGCGCGCTCCCAAAATGAACTTGTTGGAACTACTGGCAACCCGATGCCGATGGCCTCAGCGGATTGCGATGAAGCAACTAGGAAAATCTTTGCGCAACTTTTGTCACAGTTAAACGAGTTGCGCGTTCTTACTACGCAGGACTATGCGGCACTTTCACTTTTGGCATCAACGCTTGCTCTTGGGGAGCATGCTGCGGCAATGGCTGCGGCATCAGGCGGTGATGTGTTGGACACTGGCAAGGCTAATCCGTGGGCAGTTGCGCGTCGGGAGTCGCGCCACGATGCTTTCAAAATTATGATTCACTTTGGAATGACACCAGCAAGCCGTGCAACTTTACAAGGTCAGAAAGCCGCTGGCGATAGCAAAGAAGACACGATCAAAAACTTGTTCAAGTTTGGATCCTAAACGATACGACTTGCCCGGCTACGACGCAGTCGCAACTGCGGGCGACGGCGATCACTTCGTCCAGGCTAAAGCCGACTCTGCTTTCGCATTCTTTTCTCAGGCGTTGCAACACAGCAAAGGCAAGTGGGCTGGTCAGCCATTTGAATTGCAGCCGTGGCAAAAGGCAATCGTCGGCAACTTGATCGGCTGGCAACGCGCCGATGGCACGCGCCGCTATCGCTCGGCATACATTGAGGTCGCCCGCAAGAACGGCAAGAGCACATTGATTGCGGGCCTTGCGCTGTGGTCGCTGCTCGCCAGCGGCGAGAACAGCCCCGAAGTTTACTGCTGTGCATCGAGCCGAGATCAGGCGGCGATCGTCGGCGACGCATGCAAGGCGATGATCAGAGCGTGTCCAGCGTTGTCGAGCGTGCTCGAGATCTATCGCAACACGATCACATGCTCAAAGAACAACGGCAAGATCGAGATCTTGAGCGCGGACGCTGGCACGAAGCACGGCAAAAGTCCATCGTGCATCATCTACGACGAGTTGCACACTGCTCCTAATCGGGATCTGTGGGATGCAATGCAGACTGGAGTTGGCGCACGACAAGAGCCGCTCTCGATTGCGATCACGACTGCGGGCCATGACAAGCATTCGCTGTGCTATCAGCAAAGAGAATTTGCTGAGAAAGTTCGCTCGGGCACTGTTGTCGACCGCTCGCACTTGCCAGTGCTGTTTGGTGCTGACAAAGATGCGGACTGGAAATCGCCTGCGGTGTGGAAAGCAGCGAACCCGAATCTCGGCGTAAGCGTCGATCAATCATTCCTCAAGAGCGAATGCGATAAGGCGCAAGAGTTACCCGGCTACGAGATTGCATTTCGACAGTTGTACTTGTGCCAGTGGACAGAAACAAAGAAGCGATGGATCTCGCTTGAGTCGTGGGCCGCGTGCGCCGCGCCCGAGATCGACGAGCAATACTTTGCGGGCAAGGACATCTACATCGGAGTCGATCTTTCGACGACCACCGATCTGACATCGGTTGCGGTGATCACTGTTGATGAAGCCGAGCAAGTCGTTTTTCTTTCGTATGCATTTGCACCCGAGGAAGGCTGTCGCCGCAGATCCCGCGTCGATCGGGTTCCTTACGATGTTTGGGCTTCGCAAGGTTCATTGCTCACTACGCAAGGCAATGTGATTGACTATGAATTTGTTGCGCAGAAGATCCGCGACATTGCCAAGGTTGCCCGCTCGGTGAAGGCTGTCGGCTACGACCCTTGGAATGCGACGCAGTTCGCAGTCGGGTTACAGCAGGAAGGTCTGCCGATGCTTGAAGTGCGTCAAGGTTTCCGCACAATGAGCGAACCGTGCAAAGCACTTGAAGCACTCGTCCTCGGAAAGAAGTTAAAGCACGCCGCGCATCCAGTCGCAGACTGGTGCATGGCCAACACGATGATCGACACCGATCCCGCAGGGAATATCAAACCATCGAAAAGCAGTTCGACGGAGCGCATCGATTGCATCGCCGCGCTCGTCACGGCGCTCGCGTGCATGGTGCACAAAGACGCAGACAACAAGACATCAATCTACGAAGAAGGAAACATGCAATGGGTCTAATCGATCTCATCACACGCGCTCTCGGCAAAACTCCGCCACGATCACTATTCGAGGATTCAACGCCAATCGGACAGCCGATGAGTGGCGGCATCCAGTCGTATGTTTCGTCGTGGGCTTGGACTGGTAAAACGATTTCACCCGACAACGCAATGGAGGCTCCGACGGTTTACGCGTGCGTGCGATTGATCTCGCAGACTCTTGCTCGAATGCCGTGGCAAGTTCTGCGCAACAGCGCGGACGGCGCGAGCAATGATGTCACGCATCCTGTGTACCAGCTGCTCAACGGCGAAGCCAACGAGGACATGACATCGTTCGTGTTTCGTGAGGCGCAGATTTCCGACTGCTTGCTGTATGGCAATTCGTTTGCTTTCATCAATCGCAATCCCGCAGGCACGCCGATCGGACTTGAGCGACTGCGACCCGACTTGATGTACATGATGCGCGACCAAGCCAACCAACCGTATTATCAATACTGGACAGGCAAGGCAGACGAGAAGGCATCCGAAGAAATCAAGCAACGCAAATTTCGCCCTTACGACATTCTGCATGTCGTCGGGCCGGGCGCAGACGGCCTGCTCGGCGAGGCGGCAATCCATCGCATGCGTGATCTCATCGGCATGGAATTAGAGTTGCAGGAGTTCACATCTAGATTCTTCGCCAACAACTGTCGACCCGCTGGCGTGCTCTCGATGCCGGGCAGACTGAGCGCGGAAGGTGCGAACAGATTGCGCGAGGCATTCGCCCGCGTGCATTCGGGCGCACAAGGAGCGGGTAAGGTTGCGATTCTTGAGGAAGGTCTCAAGTACGACGCGATTAGCACCAACGCCAAAGACAGCGACCTCGACAGCATGAAGAAGTTCTGTCGCCAACAGATTGCCGCCGCATTCAATGTGCCGTCGCATCGCGTCGGCGACAACGACGGCGTGAGTTACTCGTCAGCCGAACAAGCCAATGCAGTGTTTGTGCAGAGCACGCTGGCGGGTTGGGCTGCTCGACTCGAGCAGGAAGTCAATCGCAAGTTGATCAAGCGTGGCGACGATGTCACGACCCGCATCTCGTTCGATGATCTGTTGCGCGGCGACATGTCGACCCGCTTCAGCGCGTATGCGGTCGCTGTCACCAACGGCATCTTGACACCAAACGAAATCAGAGCGCGAGAAGGATTGCCAGCCGTCGATGGCGGCGAGTCGATCCGACTGCCTCTGAACACAAGCACTCCGACTGCGGCTGCACCTGTTTCGCCGAATGTAACCACTGAAACCGAAACACAGATTGAGCCGCCGCAGTCGGATGTTGTGCCAGCGTCGGGTGATGCAAGCACGACGCTTGCAAGCGAAGGACTCAACGGCGCACAAGTCGCTGCGATCTTGACGATCTTGGCAAACTTCTCGACTGGTCTTGTGACCAAAGATGCGGCAAAGGCGTTGATCGTGACTGCGTTCCCAACACTGTCGCAGGATGCGATCGCTACGGTTCTCAACGGAACCAATGTCGTCAAGGCTGCACCGCCAACAGCACCGACCGTATCAGCTGAAACTAAATCGCTTGACCGTGCAGTCGATCTTTTCTATCCGTCTGCTCTTGCGGCAATGACAAGATGCACTGAGGCAGAAGCCAAGTATCTCAAAGGATGCCGCACAAAAGAAAAGGTATCCAAGTGGATACCCGATGTCGCACGCATCGCAAGCGAGATCGCCCCGATCATGCGCGGGCTATTGGTTTTGCAAGGTCACAGCGACCGCGCAAGCGACGGCATCGCCATTGCAAACGCATTCGCAGAGTCGATCAAGACCGAGGCACGAAATGCAGACTGGCATATCACAGGACACACCGACACGGCCGTGGCACTCGCCACGCGCCTGATTCAAGAACTCATTCAAACCAACAAGGAGCAACTATGAGCAACATCGAAACCCGCAAGGCTGGCGCAGTACGCATCGAGCAAACCGAACCGCAGCCCGGTGAGCCGCTACGACTCAACGGCATCGCCGCAAATTGGGAGCGATACGATATGGGCAACACATACGAGCGTCTCGAGCCGACTTGCTTTGACGCATCGATCAAAGCCGACGGCGACAAGATCGCCTTGCTTTGGAACCACGACACGGCGAAGCCGATGGGTCGCGTGAGCGCAGGCAACCTCAAGGTCTATGCAGATCGTTCGGGTCTGTGCTTCGAGTGCGACCTTCCCGACACCGACACAAGCGAGGAAGCGCACGCGCTGGTGCGTGCAGGCATTGTGACGCAGTGCTCATTCGGGTTTATCTGCTTGAAAGAAGCCTACGAGCCACCTGCCAAGGGCGAAACCAAAGGCACGCGAGTTGTGCAACTTGCCAAACTTCTTGAGGTATCCGTCGTCACCTTCCCGGCGAACAGTTCGACCAGCGTCGAGGCTCGCGCCGAGCAACCAAAAGGGAAAAAAAAGAAAATTTACTTGCCTCCACAATTTTGATTTAACCCACTTGCGAGCGAAAATCCGTTTGAGATAATGGGCTGCATAACTGAATACATCCTCGACCGACAGTGCCAGACGCTGATCGATCACGAGAGTGGACTTCCGCGAACTCCCCGAGAGCACGCAGGTTCAAAAGCGTACTTAGACCTTCCGCATTTTGACCGCGTGTTTTCTTTTATACACGCAAGGAGTTTGAATGAACAACAAGAACCAACTCGACCGTGGCGGCGAAGATTTCAGCCACCTTTACAACTTGTATCTGCGCAAGGGCGCAAGTGCTTTGACGGATGTTGAAGCCCGCGCAATCAGCATCGGATCAGGCGGTACATCGCTCGTGCCTTCCAGTTGGACAAAGTTTGTCCAAGAGACAATCAAAGAAGACGCGATCATGAGCAAGGTCAATGTCATCAATACGACAACGACATTCTCTCAACCAATCGTCAGCGCAGATCCAAGCGTGAATACCAGTGTTTCGGAAGCGTCCATCGGAACTGAAGACAGTTCGATGGCTCTAGCATCATCCAAATTTGTCACAACCGCCGCAACTTACTCGCTCAAGAAGGTGACATCTTGGATTCGTGTTTCAACTGAACTTTTGGAAGATTCAGAAGCCGCGCAAAGCGTTGAAGAATTGATCAAGCGTCAACTCATCGCAAAATTAATCACAACAATCAATAATCAAATTTTGGTTGGAAGTGGAAGCGGCGCGTGTCAAGGCAGCGTGACAGCCGCAACCGCGTATTCGCGTTCGGCGATTATTGGCGGCACAGCTGGATTGCAAGTCGTCATGAGCATTTTTCGAGCGATTATGAATGATGGTGGCGCAAACTTGCCAAAAATGACATACGCAAATTTTAAACGATCTTTGCTTGTTATGAACACATACGCACCGATCAATTTTACAAGCGAAAGCGTTTTGTGGCAAGCACTTGCGTTTGATGATTCGTTTCACGGCTTGCCAATGATTTGGCATCCGCTCGATTCAACTGGAACAAGTTCAACAAACTCAATCCAAATGCACTTCTTTGACCCGACGCAATACATGCTCGCTCTCAATTTCGGCGGGTTCAATGTCACTCGCTTGGATGAGTTGTACGCGGGGACGGGGCAAACGGCATTTGTCGCAACGGTACGCGCAAGCGGAAACATCATGAACACACAAGGCGTTCTCAATCTCTTGCGTCAATAAGAATTATTTCACAGACATTCACCGTCGAGCGTGCGTGTCTGTTGCCTCAGCGTTGAGGTAATCGACTCTCGCTCGACACAACAAGAAGGAATTTTATCATGGCAAACGATAGTGGATACAAGGCACTAGTAGAAAAGATGGGCACTGTGTACGCCGAAATGAAGAAGATGTGCGACGACGCTAACGATAGCGGCGAAGGCATGTCGGACGCTCTCGAAGCGAAGTACAGCGCGTTGAAGATGCAATACGCATCACTCACAGCGCAACGACAACGCAGCGACGAGTTGATGAATGTTGGCGCGGGCTTCAAGGCCGACGCTCCTGATGCCGCAAAACAAGTTCGCAATCTGCCTGGCGTTGAGAATGCAAGCAACAAGTCGGGTCGCAACACGGAAACAGCCGAGTACGGAAACGCTTGGGGTTCATACATTCGCTCAGGTGAATACACCAACCCGATGGAGATCCGCGCAATCAGCGAGGCTTCAGGCGGCACAGTGTTGCCACCACTTGAGTTTCACAATGCGATCACCACCAAACTCAAGACAATGACTGCCATCCGACAG